TGGAAACTGCGCTTGGTGAATTTTCTCAGTACATACCACCTACCTATTTGAATTATATTGCTAATATCAAAGACCCGTTAGAGCGGGAGCTGTACATCCTAGCTTTGTACGGTGTGTTCTACGACGTTGGAGTGTAGTAAATGGGTTTCGATTTAACTGGTAACCAGAATCTTGGATCTATCGCATCAAGTCCACGGACAGATGTGATGTTCCAGGAATTCAGCTTGTACATCGAAGGTGTACAGGTCCCATTCATGGCTATCAACATACAGTCAAGCCTTGGCTCATTACCCCGCATGAATATCCAAGTCCCATCTCAAACTGGACTTATGGAGATCTGCAGGTATTACGAGCCTAAGGTGCATGTATTCTACAAAGATCCTGTGACTCAGGAGGACTGCCTGTTCTTCTCTGGAAATATCGTATCTACCACCTACTATAAATCCACCCAGTCTCCTGGACAAAAGTACATAAGTTTTAACTGTGAGCACCGCTATGCAAAACTAGACATGGTTACCATGGATTATTCCGGGTACGCCAGTGATAGTAATGCCAGCGTGACAAACACCAACGAAGGTGAGGCAGCAGTAAAAACAAACGTTTTCAACTCCCTACAATCCATAGGCATGGCACTCACGGGGATCGATCCTCTGAAAGTCGGGGGCAGTGACGAAGTAAATATCGTAAACCTAAAAGACAAAACTAGAGTTCCCCAGTATGACTCGGTACCAAAGTACCTAGAGGATCTGAAATACCGATTCACCGGATTTCCTGGCGTACCTCTGAACATGTGGAATCAACTGAAAGCCCAGGCTTACCAAAATCCAATGATGTACGAGGGAATGACCCGTATGTACATTCCGATGGTGGAGCAGGGAACGCAGTTGTTCCGAAGAATCGGTGGACATTTTCCGGTAGAACAACAAATCAATGATTCCAAATGTGATCCTTGTACTTCAGAGTCTACCGGCGACCATTCTCTAGAGACTGATCCTAGGTTGATTCCTCCTGCCCACAAGACCCTTATGCAGTCTGCCGTCCAAGCAGATATCTCTACGCAAGTAATTTATACCGTAGGGCAATTCTCAGGAGAGTTGACTTCGTATCTACAGATTCTTCAGAATTTCATGATGTCTGTAGAATACGACATGGTGTTTTTGAATGCTCCTGCGGAAGTTCCAAAAGATCCTCGAACCGCAGAAGCCGGAGTAGATACCTCAGCGATAGACGTAATCGTTAAGCCGCAGATGCCACATTACTACTCACCTGCGTGTAACGTAATTCTTCCGCACATGATCGTCTCTCTGAATATCAACCAAGACGAACAATCGGTACCTACTCGAATTACTGCTGTAAACGATAACGTACCTCAGAGTTCTGGACAATTTGGAGTTAACTACCGAGCCCCGCAATCCGTTCTAGAAGCCATTGCGAAAGGTATCGCTGAACTAAATGGCGATTCCGAGCACTACGCGTCTCTAGCCCGGACCACTTCGTCTTCTCAATTCAAAATTGGTAAGTACGAACAAGGTCGTGGTATTCGCCACCAGAGAATTCAACTTCCTAAGTGGCTGGCTATTCTTGCAGAAAGCATGCAGCAGGAATCTCCTAGCTCAAGTGAAACTCGTCCTGCCGATACAACCCCAGAAGGTATTCAGGTTGAGAAGTTTAGAAAAGCATGGCAGTACCGGTACGATCAGGACGAAAAGAAAAAACAACTGAATCCGTGGGATCAGTCTTCGGAGATAAACAGTTATCAAAGAATGTTGTTCGCTGCGGCCAACTATAAATTCACGACCGAGACTGCTAAAGCTAGAACGGGTAACTGCACTTTGATTTTCAACCCGTACATTGTCCCAGGCTACCCGATGGACATCATCGACCCTACTCCTACAGAACCTAGCTTCCATGCGTTCTGCGTAGACGTCTCTCATACCATCACCTCCAGAAGTCTTCAGACAAGCGTATCTTTTGTTTCTGCAATGAGCTATCAAGAGCTTGGAAACTACGAACAGCAGTATACGCACCCCTGGCTTCAGTCAGTCACGGACACTCTTTCAGAAGAAACTGATGAGACCGGGAAAACTATCTATAAAGCAACCATCGTAAATAACACGGTTGCCAGAGACACTGCTTCCAAGTTCTACCTATCTACCCTAGGTGTCGGTGCAGCAGCTCCAGAGTTCCTGTACGACTTTTCAACCGGTACTCCATACCCACATACCAGATTGAATGGATCACCAACTACGCTAAGCGAAGGGAGCACCACAGCCCACGTATCTGGTGAAGGGAACCTAGGCCTAGTATTTAGACCTGTTGAAACTAAAGCTCAGTACGAGGAGAGGTTCGGAGTTAAATTCATTGATATGTCTGCTGACAACTACGGCCCTATCGTATTCTCGTATGAAGAACCTATTCTTGAAGAATCAAGATTGATGGAGCCTGGAGAAAGCATGTTTTTGGATTACTCTGACGATCCTGCACCTTCACGAGATGAGATTGGGACTATCCCAACTCCAGTGGTAGCTTCAGACGACGATGGCTCCTCAGGAGAGGTAACTGCATAATGGCCACTACATACACTACAGATACTGGCGTAGACCAGACTTCTAAACTACCTACGGGAGTTGCCTCATCCGGCAATCTCTCGGGTACCTCTGACGCTTTGACTTGTTTTAGGGAACAGCAGTTCTCACAAAAACTACAGGTTTTCCTGGTCAGCTACGTCATGTCGGTTAGCTCTCCTTACGCGGTTTATAAGTAATGTCTGAAGTACGCAAGTTAGACCAAGAGTTGTTTCATACTTACCAGCAAACGAAATCCCCTCAGGATCTCCACAAGTTGGTGAACCAACTCATGCCATTGATTCATACCGAAGTCAAAAGAGCATCCGGTACTCTTCCAACTCAGGCACTTACCTCTGAAGCTAAGAAGTGGACCATCCATGCTATAAATACGTACGATCCTTCAAAAGGTACTCAGCTTTCTACCCATGTGACCAACTACCTTCAAAAGGTACGTAGGATGAACTACCGGTATCAGAACGCTGCACGTCTTTCGGAGAACAACCAACTCATTTTCCACAAATACAACAACGCCCAGCAAGGACTACAAGAACGACTTAGCCGAGAGCCCACTGACGAAGAACTGGCGGCGGAACTTGGTTGGTCTAAAAAGGGAGTGATAAAGTTCAAAGCAGGTATCTTCCAAGATATCGTGGAGAGCAGTAAAGAGAAAGCTAGCGAGTATTCTCGATTCGATACTGGCAAACCTCTATTTGAACACATGATGGAGCAGTTGACTCCCGAAGAACATTTGATCATGACTCATACTGGAGAGCTCTCTTCCGGAGAACTTGCAGATAAGCTCGGGGTTAACGTCAACCGTCTTAACTACTTGAAAGGTAAGATGGTTAAGAAATTAAAAGACATTCAAGATGAAATGTCGAGGTATCAATAATGGCGGATAGCTCCATAGGTCAGGCCCAAGCTTTTTACGGAGCAATGAGCACTTACTTCAATGCCACCCGTGCGTATTACCAAGACGCTACGGTGACTCCACCTAATTTTATGGAGCTTCTGCCAAGTCTTTCCTTCACACAACTGATCACTGAATCTCAAAAGGCCGCCAAAGGAAATCCCTCTATGGTATCCGGGGCGTTGATAGAGACTACTAGTTCTATCTTCGCCGTCCTACGGGAAGCTGGGATGAGGGCTAAGATCCGTTCAGATTACTTCGCAGACGCAGAGGGGTCAGCATCAGAGGATGCTAACTTCTATCAAACCCAAGGCCAGTCGATGATTAGTTTCATCAACGGTCGAAACGACATGCAGAACTAATATGGCCGCAGGAAAACTTCTCAGATTAGGTATCTCAAACAACCTGGAAGCCGGAGGCACATATGATATGTTGCTTATGGATTTCTCGGGTGGATTCCCCGTAGGTGCCGTAGATTTCACGTTGACGAATACCCCGCGTAAGATAACGGGTATTCAAAAAGTAGCTCAGACGTTTCTTCTTACACTGATGACTACCCGTGGCTCGGATGCCCTGAGGCCAAACAAAGGGACTAAATTTTCTGCATTGGCTATGTACGCAAACCGAGTAGGTACTGCGGCAAACGTAGAAGCAGAGTTGGTCGATGAGATAACGGATGCAGAGGCTCAGGTAAAATACATACTAAATAGATCTTCCGGCGATCTTACAAGCCAGCTTGACCGAGTTCAGGTTCTGGCGATAGATGTTGGGGAAGAATCTATTACAATGTTTCTATACCTAATCACTCGTGCAGGTGAACGCGCTCAAGTAGCGATACCGTTCCCGCAATTGGACATGAGACTGGCTGAATAACACGGCCAGCTCCAATCAGGACTGGTCTACGTGGCTACCGATCTCTATACAGTACTACCTGGTCTTGAAGTATCTCAAGACGAAATCCTTCAAGCAGAAATGGCTGCTGAAAAAATCCTATCGTCAAGATATCCAGACCTAGATCTTCGTCAGGGTACAGGCCTTAGAGATTTGGTCATCCGTCCTTCGGCAACTCTTCTCGCTTTGGTGAACAAAGCAGTCATCTACTATTTTTCTCAGAACACTCTTCCGGGAGTAACTGATAACTCTCCTACAGAAATCGTAGACAAGATTTTGTCAAACTGGTTTGTAGAGCGTAAAGCTGGGAAAAAATCAGTAATCAGTGCCCGTCTATTTTTTGCAACTAAGAAAAATATAACAGTAGGTACTGAGGTGTTCTTCTCACCAGATAACATCAAGAAGTTCTATCCAGTAAACACTTACTCTTTTTCACCCGCCGAACTTCAGTACGAAAGTTTTTCCGGTGAGTACTATGTCGACATAGATTTGGTAGCAGATAAAGAGGGTAATGACTACGACCTAACTTCTGGTAGCCTTTTGTATTTCTCTAACTTCGATGCTTATTTCCTTCGTGGAGAGATCAACTACCTGAGAGAAATGGCATCGGTTACTGAAACCAACACTAATTTCATCGCACGTACTAAGACCGCAGTTTCTACTCGCAACCTTATTAACGTTCCGTCTATCGACGCACGTCTGCGAGAAGACTTCGATTACATCACTGCCGTTACTACCGTTGGGTACGGTGACGAAGAGATGTATCGAGATCAAGTCACAGTAATGGCTCCGCCAGCAGTAGATCCGATCCTTATCCATATCGGAGGCAAGACCGACGTCTATACTCGCGTTCCGTTGCAGACTCAAGTCCTTCAGTACCCAACTGATGCAAATGGTATTGCGGAAGTAGTAGGACCGTACCTTGAACTAGAAAGAAGCACTATATCCGGTGGGGCGGAAGAAGATACCGTGCCCGTATACAGAAACGTCTCAGTTACTAATATTACTTTTTCTGGGAATATCGCCACAGTCAATGCCACTGCCCATGGATTCACCGTAGGTCAGGCCATCATTATCAGCGGGGCAACTCCTACCGTATACAACGGGTCTTTCTCAGTATCTTTAGTAAGCAATCCGAACACCTTCACCTACGTACTTCCAAGCACTCCTGCATCTGTCCCTACCGGTACTATAATTGCAAAAACGTTGACTGCATTCGAAGTAACGTACCCTAACCGGAAAGTACTAAACGCTTCATTCACAAAGTCTGGAAACGTAGTTACGGTCACTTCTGCGGATCACGGTGTTATTGCCGGACGTTATGTCCTGCTTACCGGTGCTGCTCAGTCTGGATACAACGGTTGGTTCTTAGTCAATACCGTAACTAAAGACACTCTCACCGTTACTAACGCTGCGACCCTATCGTCACCAGCAACGGGTGCCCCACTCCTAACTTTGACTAATTACATGCAGGATAATGGACTGTCTCCACTTCAGACTATCCATGCAAATTTCGGAGTAGAGAACGCAAATAAAACCGTTAGCTTTACTACTCTTGGGTTACAGGGACTTGACGGTATACAGACGTATATGAACCAAGAAACTCGAAAGGTTCTTGCCGGGGACATACTGGCTCGCGGATACAACATCTACTATCTGTCGATGAACATCGTCGGTTATAACAGCGCCCCTCCAAGCGCAGTGGAGTGTGCCGGAGTTGCAAAAGAATACCTAGATTCATTGGATCCAGGTGCTCCATTTATTATGGCAGATCTAATTTCACTGCTTAACAAGGCTGGAGTGATTACTATCAAAACTCCAATCGATGTGAGCTACAGATATTTCCACCGTGATAACATACCTCCAGTAGACGGAGTTATCTCAGATTTCCTTGATCCTTCTGACCGTACTGCAATCTTCATGCTTGAGTCCCTAACTACGGCGAATGAGTATCTTTAATGCGTTCTGAATTCGATGGCTCTACCGGATTTTTTCAATCAGAAGAGGGTTCTACCCGAAATATGACCATGCTGTATGGTCTGTCTGATTTCTGGCACCTCCTATTCGAAGATTCTGAAAAAATAGATTTGCTCCTAGAAGCAAACGCGATCATAGCCTCAGATGTTTACAGCCGATTTCTTCAACTGACAAGTTCCATTACTCTGGAAGATATCCAGACGAACATAGGGACTCAGTTGAAGCTCGTCTTGATTTCTAAAAAAGACTTCGTCCAAGGCTCATTGGCTACATACACTCTGCCGGAAGGTCTTCAAGATGCCCGGTACTTGGCCAATCGACCATTTCTCGCCACGGTCACATATGAAGACAGTACCAACTATCTGATCGACATTGATGCGAATACTATTCAATTTGCGTCAGACCCTTTTGATGATAAATTTCCTCGCAGAGTTAACTCGGCTGGTTTCGAAGAAATAGCCCTGTGGGCAATCGACGTCGAAACTGACGAAAAGATGATGTACAACCACTACGGAAAGTTGATAGGGGTAGATCCACAAGAATCCACTGAAAAGTATAAGGATTTTCTATACGGACTATTCTATCTCTACGTCCACGGTCCTGACCTGGCTATGGTTCGCCGAGGGCTCAATGTTGCCTTAGGAGTTCCTTTGGCAAGGGACAACGAAACCGTTCTTTCGATTAGAAAATACCCAGGCTCAGGTCAGTATTTCGTAATTACAGATTTGAACTCGTACATCCTGCCATTCGGTCTTATTCCTACCGTTTCGGAAGGTGACACTCTTACCGTGGGTGACGAAGTAACTACCTGGGTTGAAGTGAAAGATTACGTCACAGATGGTGACTGGTGGATAAACCTAGAGATTCCGAAATCTCTACTCCCGTACGTTCCAGAGGATCAACCGGACTCATACGCTAAGCCCGGCACTTACGCAGATTACTTAATGCGTAACTACCTACGTCATCACACCTTCTTGGTAAAGGTAAACGTCACTACTTTTAAAAATATCGAATCATTTCAGCAACTCGGCGATATCATTAAGAGAGTCAAGCCTTCGTACACTACTCCGATCTACATTTGGTCGGTACCTATCGAAGATGAAATAATTCGACTTATCGAAGAGGAGACTTCTACTCGTAGAGATACCAATCGTTGTGACTTGGTATTTGCCCAGATTGCCCGCATGAGAAGAAACGCTCAAGATCCGGTGCATCGTGGCTGTCCGAAATGGATTCGCTCCAACCTAGGTCAGCATGAATATTCTGTTCTGGGACTAGACCCCTACACTAACGGGATCACCTCCCCAGTTATGGGCGGTAATGCTACAGGATTCATAAACAGGCCCTCTGCACTTAGAGAAAATACTGGTTATGAAAAAGCGTTGATGGCCGCTAAGTTTCGTAGGGATGATCGTAATGTCCCACATCTTCGGTCCAAAATTGCGTACGCCCGGGATATCCAGTTACCAGATCATACCGGGCAATGCTACGACCCTTGGCCGGAGTTCATACCGATAAACATGTGGTCGGTACCTCTGTACATAACTACACTTGCCGATCTTCAAACTAGGTTCAGATCTATCACGGTCCCAGTACCAGAAGGTGGATCCGCGTTTACTCTCATGCAGCCATACTGGACTGACGGGGCAATAAACGATCTTGGAATTAACGAAGGTGTACAAATTTCTCAATATCAATTAATGATTGAAAAATACACCACGGTATTTACAAAAGGTCCGAAGGGGAACTACGCAGGTAACTTCGTACCTGATAGTGCCTTGGGTACGTATAAACCTCCGGTAACCGAGATCCGAGAAACGGATTACCTTCTATGCACTCAGATCTACGAACAGACTTATGCAGTCTACTGGATTACTTCGTCGTACTCAGGATCCGCAATCAATTACAAATCGGTAGCCCTAATGTCGGATCCCGACACCATTAGAATAGCTCAGGCTAACATGCCTATGACTAGAGGATTGGCCCCGGCTATTAACGCCCCGATATACATGACCCGAGGCGGGATACTGAACGACGGCGGCACTCCTTCTTCGCATACTATAAACGCAAATGGTATAAACGAAGATCCTTCGGGAGCTCCAGTTACAGGCCTTACCTACTCCGATCTTGTAAATCTGAATGCTCCAAAGACAAGGGGTTCAGCTAAAATTAGTGTCGATGCCATTCTCGGAGCGGATATAAATCCCCCGGCTTAACAGAGGAATTACGCTCTAAATGAAAATCAGATCAGGTTGGGAAGTTGTTGAAGGAACTCTGGGTGCTTGGAAGGTATTTCCCGACGGCACCAAGGAAGAGATCTTTCTTAAAAAAAACCTAATTATCAGGCTTGCAAAGCTCCATTTGCTTTCAGCCCTTTATAACCCGTCTTTTGTCCAGGATCGTATTACTACGTTCAAACTGGGGACAGGAGGGGCTATTGACCCAGAAGGTCTTTTTCCAAAACCTGAAAATGCGGAGCAGACTGATCTCATCACTCCTCAAATTTCAGTACAGACTTCCTACGTAGAATATCCACTAGATGTAAAAGTTACTTATCTAGCGGATTTGGATCAATCTGAAGGAAATGGTTTGAAGATTACTGAGGCAGGATTATTCAAAGCGTCCGGTGCTATTTTCAACGTTAAGAACTTCCCAGCTGTTCCTAAAACTTCTGAATTCGGTCTTCACTTCGAATGGTCAATCAAGGCGGTGTAATTTGACTAACTCAGTCACCATCACCAAAAGATTGACCAATGACGGTTGGAGCATAACCGGTTCTCTAGGGGCTGGAGGTACCATACCGACGGATATCTTCGTCTATGAAAATTCCGGGACCACCACGTTGGGGAGTTGGCATTCGGTAGTAACCATCTCCGATATGACTAAGATACCTAGATGGACCGGCGTAGCAATACCAATATCAAAGTCCCCTTGGGTAAGAGCTTCCACTATTAAAATACTGGTAGACACCACCCATAACGTGGACGAAGTAATCCTTAATCTAAAAGGGTCTCTTCAAAAATTCGTAAAAGAATTCAACTCCGAAAAAGAGTCTACTAAAACTTATGTCCTCGACTGATATCCAGCTGTACGGGAACAATGCAAAGTCAACCCTGCTACTAGCAATTGGCCCTACGGATACCGTGTTTTCGGTCGTTTCTGGTCAAGGAAGTAGATTTCCGACAATAGCTAGCGCAAAAGAATTTTTCTTAATTACCTTTGAAAGCGCAGGCCTCATTGAGGTTTGTAAGGTAATTTCTAGAATCGGTGATAGTTTCACCGTAGAGAGATCTCAAGAAGGCACGATTGCAAACTCTTTCCCCATCGGTGCTCAGGTGCAGATGCGTGTTACGAAAGATACTTTGGCAAGAATGGCTAGACTTACAGACCGTCTCGGGGATATTGATACCGTAGACAATCTGCCAGCAGTTTCTACGGCTACCGGTAACTCCTTTCTTTGCACATCAGCTGACGACGGCGGCAACCCTATCATGGCCACTAAAGGGGTTGATAGATGGAGATTCCCAACACACAGCGTAGTTGCAGTGGCTACTGTTTCTTCAGGATCAACTACTACCAGCATTACTTCTGCAGGTTTTAACTCCTTACCAGTAGCTACCGGACGATACATTCTAAATTTTCTGACAGGCCCCTTCGCAGGTCAAAGTCGTCTGATAACTGCAATCGTTGGAACTACGCTAAGCTGGAGTCTACCAACTTCGTCTGCTCCGGCAAATGGTACTCAGGTAGAACTTTTAGTAAGTAACGCATATCAGATTTCACTCCTTTCTGCATTGAGTGATGAATCCATAATTAACGCAATCATTTTCGGATCTTAAGAAATGGCCGCATCACTCAAAAAAGCATCTGCTCTAATCGGTAGCACTCGAACTTTAGTACTGACCGCCACCACCGGCATTCAGACCATCATCATTGGCGGGACCATTTCTAATATCGATGCTACCGAAGCCTATCACGGTGTTACGGTAGAAGTTCAAGCGTTGGACTCCAACTACACTGTACTTGTCAAGAACGCCCCTGTAAGCGTCGGTGGGTCTTTGATTCTTCCAAAATTCGTACTAGGCCCTGGGGAGAAAATCTACATGACCGCTGACGCAGCTTCTTTTATTCAAGCCTACGTCTCTTACGTGGAGAAAACCTAATTGAGTATCTTCGGTCAAAACCCGGCAGATATCACTGGTGCAGTCTTTAAGTCTAAAAACTTTTCAGACATTCCAGATAAAGCTGCTGCACGAAATAACCTAAATGTACCGAGTAAAGACGAAGTTCTTTACAACTCAGTACCCGTAGGTATGATTCTACCGTACTGGGGTTCTGTAGCTCCTGCAGGGTATCTGCCGTGTTCAGGGCAAACAGTTACTTCCGGAACATTTCCGGAACTTGTTGCTTTTTTAGGTGGCGGAGCCTCGCAAGTAATTCCGGATCTTCGAGGAGAGTTTCTTCGAGGTTGGGATAACGGTCGTGGAACAGATTTGGGGCGAGCCATTAAGACTGCTCAAGATGCCCAGACAGAAGATCACAGCCACGTAACTCCCGTGAATGATACGGCGTCTCTCGTAAATATACAAATTGCTAGAGGTACTGGCAGTTGGCCGTATGGATCATCTTCAGGAATCCTAGTAGGGACTAATACTATTACTTCCGGTGTTTCCTACATCTCTTCTGGAGAAGACAGTTGGCTTAATACCGGTCCAAACATTAAATTGACAGCCGGAGAGACTCGTCCTCGCAACGTTTCTGTCCTGTATTGCATCAAAGCGTACAGTTCAGTAGCCAACTACACTTCTAGCGTTAATATAGCTGGATTGATAAGTGATTATTCCACTCTGAACTCTGCGGCGGTTAAATACGCTGATTTCTTAGGTAGTAATCAGCAAGTACTTTCTTCAGGATACCAAAAATTGCCAGGAGGCATAATACTTCAGTGGATTCCAGTAGCTATGCCCACTACTGCTTCTGCCAGTACTGCATTTACCTATCCAATTGCATTCCCAACAGCGGTTGCTACACTTGCACTGGCCTCTAACCACACCATGAGTACTGCGGGGATTGTTGGTCTCACTATAAATAACCGGAATAACTCCGGAGCTAGTTTGATGTGTACTGGATTTACTGGGACAATAGGTGCAGTAGTAGCTACTACCGTAATTGCCATTGGTTATTAATTTAAGGAACATAAGATGACTCTTTTTTACAGCCCGTCTAACGCTGGTTTTTACGATGATGAAATTCACACCACTATTCCTTCTGACGGAGTGGAAATCACTAAATCAGAACACACGGCTCTGCTCACCGCCCAGTCGGAAGGTCGAGTTATCTGTGTAGGAGAAGATGGTAAACCCACCACCAAACTTCCAGATAAGCCAGATCTCCCAACCTACAAACGACAGGCTAAAGATAAAATCGACGGTATCCGGAAAGATACTGAAGAAAAAGGTCTTACCTACGTTTTCCCAGACGAAGTAACCGACGTAATTCAGCTTAGAAATAACCGAGATCTACTAAACGTCTCATCTATGGTTACTTCAGCTCAGTTGCTCAAAGCTTCTGGATTTACTGGCACAATGAAATTTCAGGCGGAGAGTAACACTACGCATGAAATGACTGCTGATGAACTAATTACCATGGGTCTAGAAGTTGGGTTTTATATCCAGTCTCTTTACACTAAAGCTTGGCCAATCAAGGCCGCTATCGACGCTGCTGCAGATTATGATGAAGTAGATGCCTTAGCGGTATGGCCAGAATAAGTCAAGTTAAAATTCAGTAAGACCAATAGGGGACCCCCAACAAGGTCCCCTTAGTTTTTTCTACGGAGTCACAATGTCTCAATTCGGTCAACCACCTCTCGCCGCTTTTCTCCCGCTAAGGGCTGGTCAAAACCTGTCCGACTTGCCTGATAAACCTGCGGCTCTTGCAAATCTCGGGACGCTGAGTACTTCAGATATCATGATGAACTCCGTCCCAATAGGCACCATCATCCCATTCTGGGGTAACACTGCTCCAGTAGGATATTTGCCATGTAACGGACAAACTGTCAACTCTGGTACTTTTCCTGACCTTGTTACTTTTCTAGGTGGTGGCAGTTCACAAGCGCTTCCGGATCTTCGTGGAGAATTCCTCCGTGGATGGGATAATGGTCGTGGGACGGATTTGGGCAGAGCTATTAAAACTGCTCAAGCAGATGCCCTTAAAAACCACTTCCACTATTTGCCAACCGAAAGCGGTGCGGGCTCGACTTTTGATCCAGCAGGTATAGTTCCGACTATAGTCCTTAAAGATGCCCCCGCAGATTGGGTAACAAGAGTAGCAAGTGACAACAATATTTTCGGAACCCCAGCAGGTACGGTAAGAACGTATAGCCAAAGTGCTGACGTAGAGACCCGACCTCGCAACATCTCAGTTCTCTACTGCATGAAAGCCTACGGAGCTTTGGTAAACACCTCTACTGCCAATATAGGCAACGTTCTTACCGAACTCAGTCAATGTACTAAGTTGACTCAATTTGAAGTTTCTCTTTCAGGAAACGGATACCAAAAATTTCCAAACGGTTTGATTATGCAGTGGGGTACGACTTATATAAATGCTACAACTGGCTCCGTAACTTTCCCTATAGTTTTCCCAAGTGCATGTACATCAGTAATGACTAATAAACAAACTACTTCGGATGCCCGTAGAACAAGTACTAGCGCAGCCACCACTGCCGGATTTTCAATATACGGTTGGTCGGGTGCTTCTGCAGCGAACATAGATACTGCCTACTGGATGGCCATAGGATACTAAGGAAAAATCATGTCTGATTACTTCGGCCAGTCTCCGGACGGCTATCAAAAACCACTCTACGCTGCTAGTAATTTCAGTGATGTAGTAGATAAGCCTGCAGCCCTTGTTAACCTCGGTGCAGCTTCGGCGGACGACGTTCTAAAAGCAGCAAACCCAATCGGCACCATCATTGCCTTCTACGGGAGTGTTGCCCCGTACGGCTACCTCCCTTGCTCGGGTCAAACCGTCTCTAGTTCTACTTTCCCAAGCTTAGTTACTTTCTTGGGCGGAACTACTTCGGCAACTCTTCCGGATCTTCGGGGGGAATTCCTCCGTGGATGGGATAATGGTAGAGGGATCGATACGGGTCGCACAATTCGAAGTAACCAGAAAGGATCTCTCCTCTATGGAAATGACGATAACGGAGCAGAGGTACATGGACTAAATAGCATCAGTGCTAATAGGGCTGGACTTGGATGGGACGTACCTACTATAACGGAATATTCTGGGGTAGGAACCTATACCAATAGCGGAGTAATAGTACCTGGAAGTGTTTTATTTTCGGCTGCACATTACGGTACTTCCCGCCCACGAAACGTTTCGGTCCTCTACTGCATAAAAGCCTACGATTCTCCAGTTAACGCAGGTATTTTGAACGTTGCTACTCTGGCTAGTGAAATGGCTCTTAAAACTGCTCTTGCGGATTTCACGGGTACTAATCAGACAAAAGCCAATATTGGTTACCAAAAACTTCCAGGAGGAATGATTATTCAATGGGGTGAATCCGTTACTACGAGCGGGACTGGAAATTTGGTTTTCCCAATAGCTTTCCCGACTGCAGCTGCGCAATTTATCGCAACTGCAACGGCATCTTCACCGGCTAACTATATTGTTACCTGCGGTTCACTAAGCCCTTCAAATATCTCGGTATTTACCACAGGAGCAGTAGCTGGATCAACCCCAGTAGCTATCGCGATAGGCTATCGTTGGGTAGTTCTAGGCTATTAATTTTCAACCGGAGTTATAAAGTTGACGACTTCATCCCCTCAACTCGAAAATAGAGTAATAGAAATTCTCGATGCAATTCGAGAGGTGTTGAACCGTCTAGCTACTCTAGAAGAAAAAACTGTTTGGCACAACAATTACATGAACCAGTTGAGTAATGGTCAAAAGGAAATGGCGGATCGTATTTCAGATCTTGCTCAGGACCGTGGCCGTATTGCTCTTCTCGAGAGAGAAGTTCAGTACTTGACTGGCGACGTTAACAAACAAGCCAAACAGCTAGAGACTTTGACAGGTCTAGTTCAAGAATTGACTACAAACGATAAGATGCAGGGTAAAACTACGGGCTTCATTGAGAAGTTTGCATCGTCATTCATACTTGCATTGGGTTCTGCCGGTGCAGGTGCCGGAGCTATTAAGTTCTTCGGCGGCTAATTTAGGAGTTTCAAAATGGATCAAATCGACGTTGTAGCAGTAGGCTTTCTGGTCTCTCTGGCCAAAGCAACTATTTCTGTGCTCATGTTCTCCACCATCACCTTTCTTCTATTGAGAGTGGCTAACAAGCTTTCCGGAATACGTTTCGAACATGCATACCTGGTTGTCGGGACCGATCCCAAAGCCCTATCCATGTACCTGAGCGTTCGTTATGCAGTTCTAGGCCTGGGAAACGCGTACATCATTGCTTCAAACTTCCTTTACTGAGGTCGTAGACATGAAAGTCTTAGCCGTAATTCTAGCATTCCTTTTTACGGCTACTTCGGTAGAGGCGGCCCCGCCTCCGCTAAAGAGCAAGTACGATGGGTTCTTCATAAAGTACACCCAGATGTACCTACCGGGTGTCGACTACGATTTGATAAAGGCTCAGTGCTGGCAGGAGTCTAGATTCAAAGAGCAGGCGGTTTCCCCGGTAGGGGCCGCTGGCGTCTGTCAGTTCATGCCCGGTACTTGGAAAGACACTAGAAAAGCACTGAAGATTTCCGAGAGTATCTCGGTGTTCCATCCTGAGTACAACATCCAAGCTGCGGCCTACTACATGGGTACGCAGTACAAGATGTGGAAGTCTCCTAGACCGATGCAAGACAGACATAACCTTGCTACCGCGAGCTACAACGCGGGGGCAGGTCATTTGATCACTGCACAAAAACTCTGTGGGGGCCCGGCTCTCTACAAAGAAATTATCCCATGCCTGCCTAGGGTGACAGGTAAGAACAGCAAAGAAACAATGGATTACGTAGTTCACATCCGTAATTTCTACGCCGATCTAAAAAAAGCCAAGAACGAGGTAGTTCCAAATGACGGTCTCTAAACTTGAATACGCAAAAGCAAAAGTGTCTTTGTATTTTTGGAACTTCTTGGTTGCAGTAGATCAGCTTGCCAATACTGCCCTCGGAGGTGATCCTGATGAAACCCTATCGTCTCGAATGGGCAAGAACGTACGTGCTGGCAGATGCAAACTGTGCAAAGTGATTTGCTATCTACTAAACAAAATTGACCCTAACCACTGTGAGAAATCTATCGAGCCTGATGAAGGTTCTCGGCAGGTGTCCGGTGATTGACTGGGTAAACAAAGCTATCATGGGCCTACTTTTGTCGGCCCTTGTTTCCTGTGCAGGTTACATCGTGTATCTGCGAGTAGAGGTATCTAATCTTACTCAAGATGTTTCCGACAGAGATGACGTAATCGATGCTAACAAACTTGTAATCGACAGGTACGTTTCCAACGCTGCGGAAAACGATGCGATCATCTCAGACTTCCGAAAGTCTCTAGAGGAGGTCAAGAGACTGCAACTACTAAAAGCAGAGCAGATTTCTAAAGCCATTGCAGACGCAGAGAAAGTGGTGAAAGAACGTGAATCTTATTCAGCTTCTCTACTGGCCACTATTCCAAAATCGTCTAACATGTGTAAAGAAGCCGACGATATGATTAATTCTTATTTGGCCAAAGAGCGGGGTGAAAAATGAAAGTATTACTTTTTCTATTCACCCTGTTTCTTCAAGGCTGTTTCGGCTTGAACTCTAAACCACAACCTTTAGTAGAAACTGTCTATATTCGTGTTCCGGTCCCTGGACCACCAGTTCCTTGCAAGATTGATAGGGTAGAACCTCCGGTTGATCTTTTTATGAACTTGAAGAAAACAGACGATATTCACTACAAGGTAAAAACTCTGCTTGCAGGTAGGGAGTTAGATAAAGCTTATCGTGTCAAGTTGGAGACGGCGATCAACTCATGCAACCAAAAAGACTAATAGGGTATGACACATTCCATCTGCCACTCGATGAAGGAATGGACCATACGTTCAAATTCATCTACGTAGATGAAAGCACACTACTCCCTATAGATTTGACGGGGTATCGGGCTGATCTTTATGTCCGCATGGTTCCCGGAAGTACTCAGGTACTAAAAGGCCTTTCCACTTCGTACTCATACGCAGACGGTTCTATATCCCTCGGGGCTGACGGGGAGATAACCTTAAGAATTACAGGCGGATTTACTACGAATTTGAATTGGTCAAGCGGTATCTACGATATGGTTTTGACCGACCCTGACCAGAATAGATCCAAGATTTTGAAAGGGTTTGTGAACATCTACAATACCAATACCTTTCCTTTGGAATATTCGCCGATACAGCCAGCAGACGCATTGGTCCTTACCTCAGGCAAGACTCTTCTTCCTAACGGCATTGACCTTTACGGCTACATGAACCCTATCAAGCTAGGTATCGGGGGAGGTCTCCTTCTTACCGGTAGCCTAAGACCTGCGATCTATATGGGTCATGAAGTAGTTGAACTGAGTTATACAGGCGGAAGCCTACGAGTTACGTTCTCCGGTAACATGCCGGGTTCAAACGTTTTCAGCATGAAGATTGGAACCCAGGTGTTCCCGGTTTCAACTTCTGAAGGCAGAGTATTTAATGAGAGTGGGGCCGCAGGTCTTGGCCTTACTTACTGGGAATGGAGGGGATTGCTTAATCCGTTTGGTGATGTAGAAGGTTGGGCAGTAGCAGTAACGTTTACCCCAGAAGAAGAACCTGAAATGGTTATAGACGGGGGTACTTTCTAATGGCAGCCAGGTCTGGTGACGTATTGATAAAAAGGGGGCTAAGGTCCAACCTCCCAAATCGAGCAGAGTTAGCACAGCCATTGTTCGCCACAGATACTGGTGAATTGTTTATCGGACTAGGAAATGATAGGCCACCTTTAAAAATCGGAAAGTCCGATTATGAAATTTGGCTGTCTCAAGGTAATACAGGCACCGTAGAAGATTTCTACAACGCCACCACTAGACAGACCTGGCAGCAGGCGGAATGGTAAACAATGGCTACTCTAAATTTCTACAAAGTCACATCTCTCCCAGGAACTCTGGTAGCAGACTCTCTTTATTTCGTAAGTAACGGTTCAGTAGCAGAATCGTACATTACGGATTCTTCTGGTGTATCGAAATCCCTAGGTAACACTTCGATGATTACGTCGATTGTTACCTCTCAGATGGCCTCTACTCTGGCTTCCTATAACGCCATGGAGATCGTGGCCACCATAGCGGCTCGTAATACGCTCGCTGCGACTCTTAATCGCAACCTTCTTGTCCTAGTGTCAGATGCGACTGGAGACGCCACCGTAGCCTCCGGAGCAGCTCTATACGCCTTCAACAACACTGGCGATACTTGGACTAAAGTAACTGAGTATGAATCTTTAGATGTCACCCTGACTTGGGCTTCCCTTCAGAACAAACCGACGTCTTCCGTAGCTCAGATTGATACCGCAGTAAGTCAGTCCCACGCCCATTCCAATAAGATTTATTTGGACAAGATAGGGGAGACAGGTGGTGTTATGACTTACGATGGTTCTGCAGTTGGCGGAGGCACCACTAACTGGACAACTTTGAATTGGTAATTTATGGCCGCTGTACTCCATCATAAAGTCGTATCCACCCTGCCTACTCCCTTAGTGGCTAGTTCTATTTACTACGTCCGCGTAGGGAGTGGGTTCGATGTTTATGTCACCAATGAAACTGGTACTGTAGTTTCTTATCCGATAAACAATGCTAAAGCTGGAGCTAACTCGGACATCACTTCTATACGTGCGAGTCAGTACGTAGACAAGGTCTATGTGAATGCTACGACCACAGGCACGGTTAACTTGGATTTATCTGCCTACACCGTATTTGACTTGACCCTAACGGGCAACACTACTCTTACGTTTTCGAATTTTCCGACGTTATCTGCAGAGGGTCTGACTATAGTGATAAGACTTACTTGCGGGGCTACACCGTATTCTATAGCGTGGTTTTCCGGTCTAACGTGGTTGACGACTGGCGGAGCTGTGCCGACCGCGCCGCTGGCGAACAAGATAGCGGAGTTCGTAGTCACCTCACAAAATGGGACTGCTTTTTTGGGACGGAAGGGAGCTTCCAATTGAATTTAGGCAGAGCCTTGTTGGCTTCTTGGCCATCATCAATACCCGTAGACACCAGGCCTATTGGTCAATCTTACGGAGGGGGATATTACGCTGGAAGAATTCAGATAGGCTCAAATGTCTACGAGCTCGTAGTAGCCCCTAAAGAAGTTGGGGAAGCGACTCTAGCGAATCAGGCCTGGAACTTCTCCTTTACCGGTAACACTTCTCTGAACGACGGTAAGCTGACTCAATCGAATATGGTAGCGTATGGGATAAGTTCATTCCCTGCTCAGCAAGCAGTTATTTCTAGCGTAAACGCTGGGGGATTCACTGATTGGTATATCGGGTCTAAAGAAGAGATGGAAGTAATATACAGAGCACTTAAGCCGTCTACTACGGTCAACGTAACTACCTCGGGAGTGAACTCTAGCTCCATCCCTACCACCTCAAACTATACAACTACAAATCCACCACAGACATCTGTTGCTATTTTTAGAACGGGTGGAGCTCAGCAATTCGCGGCTAGCCCGTACGCATCTGTTACCCAAGGATCTGGCGGACCACTGTACATGCACACCAAATCTTTTTCAGATGGATCGGACGCGTCTATAGTAAACGATTCTTACACATTAGTACGGGCAATACGCCGTATCCTAGTTGCATAAAGGCTAAAAAAAATGGCTCAAAAACAAGTAGCAAGAGTTGGAGATATCGGTATCGGTGTTTGCCCAAACCATGGGGCACCTTTGATTTACACTACCACCTTCACTTCTGGGGAAGCCACGTTTTTGGCAGACGGGAAATTAGTTTGTACTGTGGGGTCGTTCGGTAATTCAACTTGTGGCCATCAGACAACAGCTCTGACCGGAAGCGCTATTTCTAAAGCAAATGGGAAGTTGCTTCACAGAGTAGGCGATACCGGTCAGAACTATGGTCAGTACACAGTTACGTCAGGAAGTCCGACGGTTTCTTCAGAGTAGTTCCGGGGCTGCTTGCTCAAAAAGAGCATCATAGCCATAGATAGAACCCGTCACTTCAGACGGGTCTTTTATGCGCTCCACAAAAGTGCCTGTCATCCCGTGTCGTTTCATGATGAACGCCTGGACTGAAAGGTTATCTGCCAGAGTGGTCATTACCAGATTGAACTTTGGAACATCGACCTCAGGATCCCAATCGCCGCTTCCGCCGAAGAATACTTCCGCCCCGTAATCGTTCGGAGAAATCTCCGGAAGATCAGGCATGTAGTTCATCGCGATCAGGTAGTTGTTAACTTGGTTGAACGCTGCGATTACAAACGATTTAGGGATGTTGTTTTTAAACGATGACATGCTCCACCTCTTCCAAATTAATAGGGAGTCCTTCCTCTACAGGCCCCAAAATACTTCCGGGACGATACAGAGGAACCCATTCATCTGGAGGGATTAAGTCTCCAGATCTGGTGTGTATCAGCTTCCCGGCCTTCACCCCTAGAAACTGAGTGTCTAAATCGTGGTGGCCGGTTGTCGATGCGGGAATTTTAAGAAGAGCTTTTGCTCGGCTGACAGCCATGCTGCCCAGAGTAGCTCCTGAATACTTAATTTCCTCGATAAAGAGGATTCCGCTACCAGAACCTGCGCGATTTCGGATTTCCCTCATATCTACTAAGCCTAGCTTTATAGCGATGCCTCGGTCTAGTAGGTACTGGTTGACGTAGGCCTGCTCCCTGAAAAACTTCCCCTTGAACTCCACTTGTCCAGTCATGATAGTCATGTGAAAAGACCCTTGCAGGCTATTCTCTTCGAAATTAGGACTATACCTAAGATCTTCTCGTTCTCTAGAATGATGGGGGTAATTACAAACAGAGTACAGGAAATTCCCTAACGACTGAGGGGAGTTAGCCCTCTTCAACATCGTTATCGGGCTGTGCTCCATAAACACAATCTGTGAGGTCATCGATCTCCCCTCGTATAGCTACCAACTCAATGAACGTAAAAACTACCGAAGTTGCGATGTGAATTGCGGCAAGGAGTACGAAGAAACTTTCGAATATCCAAAGCATCTTCGCGAACCCCATCCACAGAATCACAACCAATAGAATCAGAGTCGTACTGCCAGTGACTCTGAACATAGTGGATGCATCTTCGGAAAGCAAAGTTTGAGCGGTAGAGTTTGAAAGACCTGTTTCAGCAAGTTTTTGAAAATTCTTTCTGATCCAGATAAACAGAATTCCTGAAATAGCAGCGATAGAAACCACTGCTACTAGGAAATACTGCGCCACCCATCCTGGAACTATAGGAGCCAAGAACAGGGATAGAAAAATACTAATCCCGATAGACCGGGAGAAGAACTCTAAATAGTATGCGCCTTCGTCTTCTTCAAGCATTTCCGACTCCAAGTTAACTACGTTTAATCGATGATAGCTCGGAGTCGGCTAAGTTGAAAGCTCAGAGTGCATCACCCAGATCGAGAGCTTCGTGAGGCTCAGGCAGGGAGTAGCGCCAGAAGAGGACATCTTCACGGTAGAAGACTTGGCCGCTTTCTTCAGGAGGTTCGTGGAACGAACCTGAAGAAGCATCCCACATACCGAAGATACGACCGTGATCCGACGTGGTACCAACGAAGATCTCGAAGATCTCACCGTCGAAATCATCGTCCGGGCTGAACTCGTCGAAGTCGTAGCATTCCAAAGTATCGATCAGACCTTGGATCTTCGTCTTAATGGACTCGTAAGAACGTTCCATGCCCAGGATTTCACGCTCCTGTTCGTTAATGGTTCCGAGCAAGGATTTAACCTGGCTCACCTTCAACTCGAACTTGGAGTCCAGACCGCCAGCAGCTTCGGCAGCGTTGCAGAGATTGCGGATAGCATCGATCACGTTAATTTCCACGGCTAATGGCCTTTTTCTTTTTGATTACGATTCGGGCAACCCCAACGAGGTTGGTCTTCTTTTCGATGCAGAACTTGGCACGATCACGCATCAGAGATATTTCGAAAGCCTTCATCGGGTTGATGTCGGCAAGGCAAAGTTTCTTCCACATGGTTACAGTCCTCGTTTGGCAAGAGCTTTATCTTGGTGGCTACTCCCGTGAAGGAAATCCACCCAACGTTCAAGTTCACAGACGCCACCTGCGGCGTTAACGTGGCCACCCCCTTCGAACATCTTGGCCATTTGCGACACATCTACTGAATGAGCAGCACCCTGCTTGCTGCGCATGCTCAGAGCTACTTCCCCACCACGAGTAGCATTGTAGGCAATCACGAAAGGAACTTCGTGACGGTCGTACAGGTACTGGCAAACTTCGGACTGGTAGCACGAGGCATTTACTACGATGCCGCTACCATAACCCTGGACTTCAAGATAACGGTAGGAGCTGGCCATCTTTTTGATCTGGGTATCCATCTCCTTGCAGAGAAAAGATCCTGCCTTGATACACTCTTCGGGAAAGAGACTGAAATCGTAGATTGCGAGTAGGTATGACGCCGGGTCATTGGTTTCTGCCGATGCCGACATCCACGCGATAACTTCTCTAGTCCTAGGCATCGCCCAAGTCCAGAGATCACGATCTTCTACGTGAAGAGCGAGGTTCGGTATCCCCGAAGGGTTCTCAACGCCTTTACGGAAATACTCCCATGCCAAACGAGCACCAGATTTCGTCATATCGAAAATCAGATCGAGGCCCTTCATCCCTTCCAACTGTTTCGCATCATCGCGAGCAGTTTTGTGATGGTCTAGGATAACTACCTTGATCTCTACTGAGAGTAGATCCTGAACCACTACAGGCTTAGGACAGAAGTCCACAAAAATGATCTGCTCAACATTTTGTGCCAACGCCAATTGGTACGGTGCTTTTGGATCTTCTGCGAAGAATCCATCCCAGTCAGACTGGTTGTAGCCGATAGGGATCAACCCTTCTTTTTCATCACAGTCCAATCGACCTTCACGAATTGCTTCCAGAGCTGCCGCAGCAGCCATGGTCCCGTCGAAGCAATGAGAATGATAAAACACTACTGTTTTCATTAGATCATCCAGTACAGAGTTACGTTGATGGAAAGTACTGCAACTTTCTTAACGAGCTTTTTCACGAAGTTCTGTCTCCGCAGCCTTTGCCGCGTCATTAGCGAGTTTGTCAGCACGTTCATTACCAGGATGACCGTCGTGACCTTTGACCCACTGGAAGGTTACTTGTTGGTGAATACAGCTCTCGTCCAGAATTTCCCAGAGATCTCTGTTTTTTACCGGTTTCTTTGCGGTAGTTCTCCATCCCCGACTTTTCCAGGTGTGGATGCTGCGGATGTTGTCGATTACGTATTTGGAGTCGGAGACTACCGTAACGTCACAACGTTCTTTCAGAGCTGCAAGACCCTGGATGATAGCCATCATCTCCATTCGGTTATTCGTAGTGTGGGACTCTCCGCCAGAGAATTCTTTGTCTACTTCACCTAAAGAGAGGATGGCTCCCCAGCCACCAGGTCCAGGATTTCCAATGCAAGAACCATCGGTGTGCATCATTACTTTCTTGAGGTCTGTCATTTTCATTCCTAAACAAAAAAGGGGAGCCAGTTACGGCTCCCACAATGTAGTTATACCAAAGATAACTACGTCTATTAGACGAGTTTTTGCTCAGCCAGTGAAACCATGACAGAAGGGACGCTAGGGTCGAAACCCACGAAGTCAACTTGGCCTGGATCGTTTGGATCTGCAATGCTGAACGCACCACCCATCAACGCCACCGTAGCAAGCTTGGCGTTAGGGTTGATATTCCGACGGTACTCGTTGAGAGCGTCCGAAGGTTTATTACGCTGGTTGGTTTCGTTGTCCGTGTAGATGGCGAATAAGTCCACGTCCCGGATGGCGTTCTGGTTACAGAAACGAATCGGCAGAGAGCAGTCAGTAGAACCGAAATCCTGACGGCTGATGGACTTCATCACCTCACCAAGACTCCAGTCATCCTTAATTTCCAGCGGAACCAGAGTATGACTGAAACCGTAAACCATGTAAGGCTGCTGCTTCATAGCCACCATTACCATGGCCGCTGCTACTTCCCGACAGTTCAAACCTGCGACCGTAGAGGAGTTGGTCCCCATGGAACCTGAAATGTCCAAGCCAAAGAAGACCTTGGAATCAGACTTCTTCAGCTGACCGAAAGAAGCGTAGAAGCCCTCTTCCAGAGCCACTGCTACATCTTTGTTCGCAGCCCAGACCAAGCTACCTTTCAGGCCCTTGCCTTGCGAGTAAGTTTTCCAGGCAGACAAAGCTGCAACCGGGTGAAGGTACCGACAGGCACCGACGATGCGGCCTACATACGGAGACAGATCAATACCCAGAGACGACATGCGACCCAAGTTACGGATCAATGCCGAGTTACCGAGATTTGGCAGGAGAGCTTCCCAGACCGGAGCATTGGAGAGAACTTCGGTAGGAAAGGCTTCCCACGGTAATTTCGGATCTCGAACCAGAAGTTGAACTGCTTCTACCGGAGTAGTGATTCGACCAGCCTCTTCAAAACCAATGATCAGAGGGTGAGTCGCAGGGCCTTTACCTACGACCCACTTGAACAGATCGTTGTTCTTCTTGGTTGGCTTGTAGTGGCCAACCCGAAGAATGTCGCGGTGAGTCCAGCCAGCACGGTTACGGAACTTGACCAAGTTCATGGCCAGTTGATCTCGTGGATGTTCACCATCCTGACGGTCCAGTTTCCGGTACAAGGTGTTAACCTGACGTTTGAACGAACGGCCACCGCCACGACCCAAATCAACCAACATCTTGGTCAGAACGAACTGATCAGTGCCCGTGTTGATTTCGGCCATAGCCAGACCTTCGGCTTGAGCCTTGATCGACTCTACGCCCAGAGCAGCAGCCAGAGCCAGGATCACCGGAGGTTTACGCGGGGCTTTCTTCAACATGCAGACGTCGTGAAGAACTTTGAACGCTGCGTCAGGGAAACATTCGAAGATGGTCCGCACCGTCTTGATGTTCTCCGCAGAGTAATCTGCGAACTTATCGTTGGCGGTGTAGGTTGCCGCCATGGAGCCGGTGAGGAGAAACCGCTCCAGGATTTGCAGCGGGGTAATGAAATATCGGCCATGTACATCAGAAGTTGCAGTAGTCATGACAAGTGTCTCCTTGGTTTATTTGATGTTTTTGATTTCGAGTGAGCAGATAGCTTCTGCCCTAGCGCAGTTCTGTTCGTCAAACCATCCGAAGTGGCATTCCCCTCGGGTCATACCCATTTTGTCTGCAAGCCAAGCGTACATATCTGCTCGACTTTTCTGGGTGATGTCCATGAGTTTGTGGAACACCGTCTTGGAGCTCTTACGAGCTTCTCTGCCGACCTTCGTAGCCATCGTACCCAAAGGTATGTCCGTAGCCGGATGAAGGCCCACGTAGGCGTCACAGAGCTTGCAGTAGTACATGTACGGCCACTCCCCGTACTCACGGCCATTGTAAATCTCAGAGTTGCTGACCAGTCTAACTGGGCCTTTGCAGCAAGGACATTCCGTAGGCGGAGGAAGGGGGTTCTTGACGCGTTTCAGAGCACGACGACTAACGCAAGGAAGAGGGTGAGGTGCATCCAGACGTTCTGGACTATTTGCTCTAGGATCAATCATACATCCTCCAATCTAATCAATGGGCTTTCTTACTACTCTTATACCAGCCAGACCGCAGATGAACTAAAAAAAGCCGACTGTTTTAAGGTCGGCTTTCAGGTTTCGGAATACCCGGGTTGGTCTCCCCGAGCTCCTGGTTAAAGTACTTATAAACCAGGTTAACTCAGCTGCAGACTTTACCGGTGAGCCCTCCAGCTCCCGATTCTGGGAGAAAAGAGGCGGTCGAAGTAACTTCAACCTTTAAAGCATTGAATACTATTCCGGGGTGGACATCCCAGGGCTATCTAACTCTGGATGTCCGGATTGGGAAGCGGAGGCTCAATAAAGAGGATAGCCCTGCCAATTAGCACTACCCGTGCTTTCGCGCTCTTCAGGATCTCGAGGGGTACCCAGACGGGGTCGACCCAGGAGATGTCCGTCGGCGAGGAGGCACTCAGTTTTCCCACAGGGAAAAAGGAAGGGACGGAGACAGTTACTCTCTCCTCGAACTTCAGATACTAGTGCTTAAGGTGAACGGACAAGTTTGTCGAGAATCGCAAGGGGACCAGTGCGTTTAGCCACTCC